TTAGTTGTAAATGGAAGAAAGGACAGCAGATACTTTAGGTTTATTCTTTTGCTTCAGTTCGTCCAATACGTGAGAATAAACTTCTTGTGTGATTGAGATATCTTTATGACCTAGGTGTTCAGATACATATAATAAATCAATTCCTTCATAGAGTAACACGGAAGCATTTGTGTGTCTAAGCCCATGAAAGGTGATAGCCGGCTCTATAGATAACTGTTTTTGAATCTTTTTTAGCGTCTTATTTACAGCGTTTGAAGTAATCATTCCGTTTAAAGGATTGTAAAATACGAGATTATGCTCATTTTTTATGTTCATTTGTTTCAATAATTCTAATTGTTTTTGTTTGTACTCTTTCAGAATGCTAACTGTATGATCATCAATATCAATTCTTCTAACAGAAGATTCATTTTTCGTTGGTCCAAATCCTTGATGTAATAACCAAGTTTTATTAATATCAATTGTTTGTTCTTCAAAATCTATGTCATTCCACGTCAAACCTAATAGTTCGGCGTATCTAGCGCCTGTAGCGCCTCCTATGAGAATTAAGTAAGGCGAAGTGTATCTCACGTCTAAACGGCTCTCAGTGGCTCTCATGAGACGTTTAAAATCTTCGTAGTTTAAATACTTCTCTTCTTTTTTCTTTCCTTCTTTTTCTCCTTTGATAACTGGATTACGTGTAAAATCAGTAAAAATAATTTTTTCATCTAAAGAATCAAGTATCGCAGCTCTCACATGAGTGTGGAATCTTTTTGTAGTTGCTTTAGCGTGAGTTTTAGAAAATTCATTTAGTACTTCTTGATATTTCTGTTTAGTCATATCTGCCAATGTATCAAAGGGCATATATTTTTTTATGTTAGACAGATTATCTAAATATCTTCTGTATGTAACATCTGACACAGAACCTTTTTTATAAAGTTTGATCCAATTTTCGTAATACTCATAAATAGTTATATTTTTTTTATCTGGATTGTATCCTTTATTTAGCTGACTTTCCATTTCTGTAGCTTCAGCTTTAGCATCGTTTTTAGTTCGGAAACCAGATTTTCTCATCTTTTTGTATTTTCCATCTTTGCTTTTATATGAAATTTCATATTGCCAGCTATTTCCACGTTTCACAAATCTTGCCATGATTGAATCGGCTCACTTTCTTTGATACAATAGACAACGTAAAGAAGCCTATTGTAATAGGTTTGTTTTTTCATAAGACACGCTTCTACTTTGGACGGTGGGGCGTGTTTTTATTTAAATAAATCCCAAAAACTAAATGTAGTTTTCTTGTATACTTTGTTGTAAGCTGCTTTTTTCGGATCTTTAATCCAGCCACTTACTTTTTTTTCATAACCAGGAATAACTGCTTTTTTTTACAGCACGTTTTGCTTTGCGAGTTGTTCGTGCGCTAATTGATTTTTTTATGCTTGGTTTTCTCATACCTATTTTCATCTAAATCCTCCTTCACATCGCATGCAGATATGTACTTGTTGTTAGATGATTCACAAGTAATTTTTTTATATATTCTTCACAATCGTAATCGATTCCATAGTAATCCATAAATTTCATATAGTTGATTTGATCTACAGCTAAAGCGAATAGATTCATATAATCTTGCAATAAAACTTCGATCATGAATCTATTTGCTTCATCTTCCATCTTCGAGTGGAAAACAGATTTACTGTATAATGCGATCAATTCGTTATGGCTTAGTGCATGACGTGATTCATGTAGTAAAACCTTGTTTCGTTCCATCTCCACTAAATTTTGATTAATAAAGATTGTCCTCATTTCGGGAAGGTAAAATCCTTCAGACTCAATATTGGTAATTTCTACATCAATCCCGTTTTCTTTTAACAAATTCTCAACGTTATCCATACACTACGACCTCACTTATTACTTTTTCTACCTTGCAAAAATATTCTTACTGCCTCTTTATCTTGCTCTGTAAGTGGCTGGCCATTCCAAGTCATAGCTCCTTTCAGAGCCTCTTCTAACTCTGTTTCTGTTACTCTACTTGAATGTGGGTCATCTTCTCTGCCTAGAAGATAGTCTACAGAGACGTTGAAATAATCAGCTATTTCTTGTAAACGTTCGGCTGATGGGTTCGAATTTTTTAGTCTGTATAAAACATTTTTGCCGTATCCTAACTCCTCTTCGACTTTATTTAATGATTTCCCTTGTTTCCTTGCTAATTCTTTTATTCTCTCAAACGTCGTCATATCAATATTCCTTTCGTTCAAGAAAAAATATTTAACATTTTTTGTTAAAAAAGGTTGCTCAATTTAACAAATAATGTTAATATCATTCTTGTAAACAAGTTTAACAATTAAAAAGACAACAAAAAACACTATTGATATATAAATGCAGACCGCCAAGAAAGCTTTAAAATCAATGTTTTTATGTCTTATTTAACTATGTTTTGATTTTAACACTGTATGTTAATTTAGTCAATGAAGTTTTTAATATAGTTGTTAAATTTGTTTACAAAAAAATAAAAAGAAGGTGGAAAGATGACAGATATTGCTGAAATCACTCAACGAGATAGAGAAAAAATCAAAAAGTATGTCGAAGGTTCTAAGTTCCTAACGTACACCATGCTAGCCGAAAGATTTGGAATTAGTAAAAGTGAATTGTCTTTGATTATCAATGGTAAAAAGACAACTGCAGAAGCGAACAAAATTATTGATTCGATTATTGTCATGTATGAGTTATGACGACAGGAGGAACAACAAATTGCAGTATTTAAACGCAAAAATTCCGATCCCTGAAGATTACGTTGTTATCTCAAAATTTGATTATGAGGAGCTGCTTGATCAAACGGAGATTGGTGTTTGGTGGTCATTAAAAGATGTTCTAAAAAAATCAATCGAAGTTCAGAATGGTTTAAACAAAATGTTTTATATGTCCCAAAATTTCGAAAAGTTTTAGATGTGAATTATGGAGGATTTGTTCAATACCCGAAAGGAGTTGGTGGAAATTATTTATTTTTAGCAAGTAAAACCAGAGAATTTCTAGAAACAAATTTCTCTGAGATTTTAAAGGATTAGGAGGACATACATGACAGAATTCACCATTACAGACGGACATATGTCTCATACCGTCAAAACAAAAGAAGAGGCACAACGTATTATTGATCGATACTTTGGAAAAGTGGAGAGGAATAACATGAAAGAATTTTTAGAAAAACGAATTAAGGATGAATATCTTCGTATTCTTGAACGCAAGGTGAAAGGTTGGGGCGCGAAAGAACTCAATGCATACATTGCAGGCACAAGTAATACGCTAGACAACCTAATAAACGATTTTCAAGCTAATGGTCTGCTGCAAGACACAGAAGCAAACGAGCTAGACGATCTATTAGAAATAATAGATGATCTATCAGAAACAATAGATGAGCTATAAAACGAAGGAGGGCAAAGCAATACAAATAAGAAAACCAATCGTTGAGCGTTCGAGTAGCAAAATACTACTTGCATCAATTGCCGAAGACAAAGAGCCCGTGTACAAAGTTCGTCAGTTACAAGCACTTTGCTATATCAGCTTGGTTCTAAACGTCATTTTATTGTCTGTTGTCTTTGCCATTTTATAGAAAGTGATGATTTGATGCACAAATCAAAAAAAGACACGACCGCCGGCAAGCAAAATAGTGTCCAAAAGAAAAATCTTTTAAACCATTATAACACAGGAGGAAATAAATGATTTCAGTCAAAGGGTTAGGCGATGAAATATTCGAAGCAATGATGAATAAAGCTCAACGAGATGTACAAGAAAAGATTTTGACTGCTGCTAGTTATGGTCAAACGAGTTGCACGATTCGCTCAAAAGGGCTAACACCTTCATTTTTAGCGGCATTGGAAACAGAAGGCGTATCTAGCATTGAACAAGACAATGACACATTAAAACTATTTTGGGAATTTTAGGAGGTTGTGATGAAAAACTTTGATTCTTTAGGCGCAAGACAGCAACCACCAAATGAAGCTAGTCCTGTTGGAGTTGATTGGCAAGGAAATTCTTTGTATCAAGGCGATTCTTGCTATTTAACAGAAGAAGGCTATGTACCAGTAGACGACATTCTAGAGTATGCCCAACAACATTATCCAAAAATTGAACTAGGAGGAATTTAGGAATGGCAAATGACTTAACACAAACAACACAACGTTCATTAGATGAACAGGTAATCAGTAATCTTGGACGGTTACAGGAACAAGGCTTAGAAATGCCACCAGGATATAGTCCACAAAATGCTTTGAAAAGTGCTTTTTTTGAACTAACCAATAATACAGGCGGAAATCTTTTGCAGATGGCCGCAACTAATCAAGAGATGAAAACATCAATCTCCAATGCATTGTTAAACATGGTTATTCAGGGCTTATCTCCAGCGAAAAAACAATGCTATTTCATCAAATACGATAAAAAAGTCCAGCTAATGCGTTCTTATTTTGGGACGATGGTCGTTCTTGATCGTGTAACTGGAGGAGCAGATATTACGCCTGTAGTCGTTCGACAAGGCGATGAGTTTGAAGTTGCAATGGATGGACCAAACATGGTTGTCAAAAAGCATGAAACAAAATTTGAGAATTTAGACAATGAAATCATTGCAGCCTATGTAGTCATCAAGTTAGCAAATGGTAAAGAAACCACAACAGTCATGACAAAAAAGCAAATCGATCAAAGTTGGGCGAAGTCAAAAATGAAAGGTTCTGGACCGCAAAAGGAATTTCCAGAAGAAATGGCTAAACGGACAGTGATCAATCGTGCAGCTAAAGTATTAATCAACACAAGCAACGATAACGATTTGTTAGTTCAAGCTGCAAAAGAAACGTTAGAAAATGAATTTGACAATGATCGGAAAGATGTAACACCACAAACAGAAAAAGTGGCTACTCTCGAACAAAAACTCTTTTCAAACAAAAATATTGCTGAACCAATTCAAACAGAAGCTGAACCAATCGTGATTCCTGATGATGTACAAGAAGGAACAACGCGTGTTGCTAATGTTCCCGGTCATCCAGAAATTGAACAAGCTCATTTTATTGATAAAGAAGATATCGAGCCAGTGCAAGAAGAACTGATCGATATTCCAGATTTTGGACGTGAGGAAGGTGTAGACGATGTCTCAGAATTTGAAGACGACGAGTACCCTTTCTGATGAGAATTATTACTCCAATGAAGCTGACTGGCAGTACATGTCAACATCACAATATAAGTCCTTTTTAAAATGTGAAGCCGCAGCCTTAGCAAAGTTGAAAGGCGATTGGGCACCGACGTCTGATCCCAAAGCCTTACTCGTAGGAAACTACGTACATTCTTATTTTGAATCAAAAGAAGTACATGAAGCATTCAAAAAAGAAAATAAATCCAAAATGTTTTCTAGTCGGAAGCCGTATGGATTGTTGAAAGATTTCCAAATTGCTGAACAAATGATTGAACGACTTAAACAAGAAGAAGTGTTCATGAATATCTATCAAGGTGAGAAAGAAACGATTGTGACTGGGGAACTATTTGGAACGACATGGAAAGGCAAGATTGATTGCTTGAATGTTGAGGATGAGTATTTTGTTGATATCAAAACAACCAAAGACATGCACGAACGTAAATGGAATGAAAATTATGGATCAAGAGAAACATTCCTAGTCAATTTTGGATATGTACTTCAAATGGCTATATATCAGGAGTTACTTTTACAGCAATACGGAAAGACGTTTACACCGATCATTGCAGCTGTTTCTAAACAAACACCAAGTGAAGCTAGGCTTATAACAATTGAACAAGACAAAATGAATTACGAACTTGTCTTATTAAAAGAAAAAATTGAGCGAATTGTCAGAGTGAAGAATGGTGAAGAGAAGCCGAACCATTGCGGTTTATGCGAGTACTGTAGGGGTAATCTTCCAATAACTGGATTCACTAGCATGGACGATTTATAGAACGGTGGGTGAGTAGATGGCAGACAAAGGCTGGATAGCACTTCACCGAAATATCCGAGATCACTGGGTATATCAAGAAAAAAGAGTTTTCTCTAAATACGAAGCGTGGCTAGATTTGCTGATGGATGCCAATCACCAGAATAATAAATTTTTATTTGACGGCCAACTAATAGAGGTAAATCGTGGGGAATTTATTACATCAGTAAGACAGCTATGTGAAAGATGGGGTTGGTCAAACACCAAAGTAAATCGGTTTTTAAAAATGTTGGAAGATGATCAAATGTTGATTCGAAAAAGCGACAGTAAAAAAACTGTTATAACCATTGTCAATTATGACTTTTATCAACGTTACGAATCTAAAGAAACGACACAGAAACGACAGCAAAACGACGCAGAAGCATCACAGAAACACACAAACAACAATGATAAAACAATGAATAACAATGTAAACAATAATAATCCTCGTACCTCTCGAAAAAAACGAGAGTACGCAGATGATGATCCAAATAAAAAATTGGCCATTCTTTTATTAAAACTCATTCGAAAAAATCAAAACATCAAAGAACCTGATTTGGATAAATGGGCGAATACGATTCGTTTAACAATTGAATCTGACAAACGAACTGGTAGAGAAGTTCAAGACATGATTGTGTGGGCCACTAGTAATGATTTCTGGTCTGGAGTGATTTTATCACCGACTAGCTTAAGAAAGCATTTCGATAAGATGGCTATCCAAAAAAATAAAAGAAAGCAACAAAATATTTCTAATGATGAGTTACCAGAAACAGGTGAGGATTGGTAATGGATAAAAAACTAAGTGCAATGGCTGCACCTTACGGCGGATTAAAAACAGCAGATCATAATTGCCCGAAATGTGGTGATCCATTGTATATCTGGAAAACAAAAAATAAAGATGGTACTGATCGATGCGGTCCTACATGTATCAATAAGATTTGTGGTTACCGAGAAATGGTAACTAAAAATCAAAAAGAAGCTATCCAAAAAGCGAATGAAGCAATGAAAAAGGACGCTATCAATCGAATGCTTAACAGTTCAATGATTACAGATGATGCCATATGGACCTTCGATTTTGATGGATACAAAGTAGTTGATCAGGAAACAGCACAAATAAAAGCGATGGCTCAAGAATGGGCTAAAAAAATCGTAAGGGGTAGCACGATTCACGCGGTGATTACTGGTAGAACAGGAGCTGGAAAAACCCATCTAGGTGCTGCAGTAATCAAAGAAGTAATGATGACATCTAATTATAAAATTGCCTGTTCATTTATAAGCTATCGAGAATTATTAGAGCAATTGAAGTTCGCAATGAATGATCCAGAAGCAAGAAAAGCTGTGACAGGATCGTTGATGGCTGAAATTAAAAAGACGGATTTTGTAGTGATTGATGATTTAGGTGCGGAGCTAGGAAGAATGGAAGAAAACAATCAAGCAACACCATACGATGTTGATGTTCTCACATCGCTCACAGAAGCTCGTTTAAACAAAGCTACGATATTCACGACCAATTTATCATCGAAGCAATTAAAACACGCATACGGCGAGAGAGTGTTTTCTCGTGTAATGAATGGGACAAAAGGGAACATCGCTGTATTTAAAACAACGACAGATAAAAGGAGGAATCCAGTTTGACCTTTGTAGTGAAAAAAATGTGCTACTTAGATAGCCGAGGACGAGGAGAAGCTAGTGTTGAGTTTGCTAAACATTATATGACTAAAGAAGAGGCTGATCTTGTTGCAAGTGTTTGTGGCGGCGAAGTGGTCGAAGTTATTAAACACGAACGCCGATTTTCAAAACCTAAGACAAAGCCAGTGAAAAAAGAAAATTGTTGTCCGAAAAGTAACCAAGCATGGATGAGAGGTGCAAAATGACTTGTTTAAAATGCAACGATGAAACGGTTATTTGGTATAAGACATCGCTTGGATGGTCAACTTGTGAACCTTGTCCATTATGCAATGCAAATGGACGACGTTCGAAAGAACGACTCGAAAGACTAAAAAAGGAGCATAGCAAATGGCAACCAGAAGCAAATATGGAAACAAAAAACACGAAGTAGACGGAATCACATTTGATTCAAAGGCAGAAGCTCGTTATTACATGAAGTTAAAACGAAACGGTATGAGTTTTATGCCATTATCTGAAATTTACTGTGCCATGCAAGAAAATGTTCTGTTGCAAGAAGGGTATCTATGCAACGATCGTAAGATTGCACCGATTTATTACCGAGCTGATTTTGTGATTTATGAGAATGGTCAAGTGAAAAAAGTGATTGATGTCAAAGGTTATCAAGATGCAATCTCTATGCTCAAAATGAAGATGTTTGCTTATCGATACGGTTTTCCAGTGACATTTGCTAAGTTCGATTCAAAAATCAATAAATTCATTGAAATGGATTGTTTTGAATCAGCAAGACAGCAACGAAAAAGACAAACGGAACGAAGAAAGAAGAAACTACATGACGAAACTTCTTCATAAAAACTATTATTTAGAAAAATAACCTATAAGCAAAGTAACTATAGAAGATATAACAGCAATTAAAACTTTTTCAAAAAAAGGATGTCGATTAAAAAAAGATTGGTTACGCAAAAAGTTTTCTCCAGAAACAGTAACTGTAGGATAAACGGCTTCTAATTCAGGAAAAATCTCTTCTTCGCGTTCCAATATCTCAATATTGCTTACGTACCCTTTCTCAATAGCTAAAAAGATTGCATTGAGATGATCGTCGTTATCTAAATAAGCATATCTTATGTTTTTGTTTTCCGTATATTTTCCACTAGCTACATTTTTTAAGAACTTGTTCAATATACGTGATTCTGTTTGTTTATCGAAAAATTTAACGTAGAACTTTGATCCAATTATTTTACTAAATTTTCTTCTCAAATACATCTTTAAAGACACGTTAATTTTATAAAGCATCTTGATTTCAACTCCTTAATAAAAATCATATCAAAGAAAGCAGGAAAATAAAATGACAAAACAAGTAAATTTCAGACCAGAATTGAAGAAAGTGACATCAAAATCTAATGGAAACACAGAAGTATTACTAGTTGTTAGCAATGGATCGCTGAGAGGTAGTACTGAAAATTTAACGGAGTTTCTTGGCTCAACAGTGACTGTAGTAATTCAACCAGAAACAATCGAATACACAGTACCAGTAAATAAGCAAACGAAGAAACCAAATATTGAATATGTTGTGAATTCAGATGGCACAATCGAAATGTTCAAAGAAGAGCAGACTTCACTTGATATCGGCGATGGTGTAGAAGAAGTTGAGAATGTAACAATCCTAGTATCAAAAGAAACTGTTGATGATTTTATTAAAACAGCAACGACATTACAACTACCAGAAAATGTCACCGTAAATATTCGAGACGTTCTTATCCGTTTAGATGAAGGCGATAGTATGAATGAAATTGCTGCAGATCATGAATTATCAGAGACTGCTTTAATTGATCAAATCGAATTAGCTAGACAATACTTTGCTCCATATGCAGATACCTGGTCCAAACATAAGGATGACATCATTTTTCCAGAGGAACAATGAGAGTAACTGATCCAGTAATTATCCTTGAGGAAGCCAAATTTGTTTGGACTCACGAAGAGATAGAGCAAGCACGCTTGCTCTTTTCTCAAGGAGTTAAGCCGAGCAAAGTAGCTGAAATAATGGATCAAAAGATCCTTGATATCGGATTGCTTTTGCTCCATCTAGCAGAAAAAAATTTGATTTGAGGTGAAAATGATGATTCAACTTGCAGGAATCCAAACAGGGAAAATTTATTTTTCCGGAGAAAGCAAGAGTGAGGCAAGCCAATGGTTGCTTAAAACATATACGAACAATAAGAAGTTAAGAAAAAAATATCCTGATGCGTTGCTAAAGGATGATCAGATTATGCCGGAACCGATGATTATATTAAATACCTCCATAATAACGAGCAAATAATCATTATGGAGGATATCAATAAATATTTATCTGTTAACGATTTGTATATCCAAAGGTGAAACTCGATAGTCTACACCCTTGTAGTGAATATTTACGTACGGAAAATCATAGAGAGTATCTGCATCAGATCTATGAATAGGCGCATATAATTCTGCTCCTTCTTCCAACCATTGACTAGGTGAGGCTCTATGTTCACCCATTACACATTTATCGTCGTCATTTAGACACTTCCAATTTCCTAATAAGTTAGCATAAACATATTTTGCCATATATATTTCTCCTTGATTATTATTTGTCAGCATATTATTTTCTGACAAATAAATTATATCAATAAAGAATTACCTTATGCTATTGCTTTTTTATAGACAGCTTATTGAGGTTGAGTTCGCCAGTACGAGTAGTAACTTTGATGTCACTGATATATTTAAGTGTTTTTAAAGTTGGAATATCATCTTCAGTGAAATAAGCAAATAGTTCAGGGGAATTTTTCATATTTAAAAATTCTAAATCAGTTTCTTCAAATCGTTGATTAATTAATTCAAGTAATTTAGTTTTATTCATTGTTGATCACCTTTAGTTTTATATTTCGATTAAATACCTCGATAAAGGTATTATAACAAACAAAAATATGATTTAGGGGTCTTACAAAAATACTAAAATTTTTTCAAAGAGATGATTCAAAACGAACAATAAAATTTGGTCATCTCTTGTTAAACAGTAAAAGTCGAACGATATATATTCCAGAAAGGATGTTTGTATGGGAAAAACAAAATCGAAAATCAAGAAGAAAAAACGTCGTTTGGAACAAAAGGCAATCCAGAATGGAACGGCTAAGAAAAAATAAAAAAAGCCACCTCTTTCGAGATAGCAGCGCAATACTATTTTATCATATAAGGGGTGGCGTTTGTGAGATTTCAGTGGTTAAAAGATTATCAAGAACTTGATGAGCAGATTCTTTACTTAAAGTGGAATCTTAATAAAAGTAAGCTTGAATTGAATCGATGGGTCAATGGAGATTTAGCAGACGTCCGTATCGAAAAAAATTCTAGATCAGCTTCTTTAGAAGAAAACATCGAAAAGATAGAAAATGAATTGAGACTATTAAATGAACAAAAGGAAGAAATGCTATTACTAATAGATAGCTTTTCTGGTATTGATAATCAAATCATAAAGATGAAATATATTGACGGAATGAAGCTGGAAGACATCGCAGAGGAAATCGACTACGCTCCATCGTATGTTAGACAGCGACATGCAGAAATAAGAAAAACTCTGAATTTTATAGACGAGTATGAGCAAAGACGTGCTGATCAATGTAAAAAAGAAAGTGAAATCGAGTTCTACAATAGCGAGAAGTACAAAGAACAGCTGTCTTTATTCTAAAATTACAATGTTCACTAAATGTTCGAACATTGTAGCTATGTAAACATTGTTTGCAGCATGATATTCTATTAGTGTCAAAAAAATATGAAAGAGCCAAGATATCCCAACTATTTTATTAATTGGTATCTGTGGCTCTTTTCTATTGCTTTGATTAGACAGCAATAAACAAAAATAAACTAAAAGGAAATGGAAAAGTTTCTTTTAAATTTTCGTGTTTATCTATTCTATCAATGGCTACTGTTTATTATTGTTTTACAATGAGCAAAATGAATTGTTTAAATGGTATAATTCATTTATGAAAAGGAGGCTATTCATAAATGATAAAAGAAAACCAAAAAATACGATATGCCATTTTAAAAGAAATTGAAAATGGAAATTACGAAAATCTTGATTTTGGTATATTGGGAATTTCAGAAGAACAATTTAATGACCAGTTAAATTTTTTGAAAAATGAAAGTTACATTGTTGGTGGAACTTACGGTAGCAATGTTTTATTACCTGCTACTTATAGATTTTTAAAACTGACTGAAAAAGGCGAAATTTTTTTAGCAGAGAACTCAACATTTTCTAAAACATATAAAATGGCAAAAGAAATTAGAGATTGGATAAAATAGGTGTGAGAAGTCTGATGTATATCAGGCTTCTCTTCTTTTATTTTGAAAGGAGTTTTATCTATGAATGATTTTCATGAGGCTGTACTTACTTTTGATGTTCCAGCGGGTATGGGGCAAGTTTATAAAAAAGCAATTGAAGATGATAACAGTAGGCATTGGATTAAAAACGAAATAAAAGATGGCGATGGAAATATTGTGATCAGCAATATCAAGCCAGTATGGAATGGTAATTATTGCAATGTTGATATTACTGATGGAGTACGAGGTCATTCGAAATTAACTATCACATTGCTTTCTAGAACATTGCCAAACTTACAAGAACAGGTTGATTGGTATAAACGTATGGGTGCAAAAGTAATCAGTACAAATTACAAAGGAGAGAATCAAAATGGTAATGAGAAAAATTAGATCATCAATTACTGGAACGGAGTATTGGGATTCAGAAAAGAAAAAGACTGTTGTGGTTCCGAAAGGTCAAGAACCTGATTTTGAAGTAACGGAAGAAAAAGGAATCTTAATTGATGATGGAAGTTTTATGACTATCAAAGTTGAACCAATAACTAATAGCAATGAAGTTCTTGATAGTGATGGCAACACTACTAATGACTTGGATGGAGACGAAGTTACTAACGATCAGTCTGTGGAAGAAGCAGATAAACTGGACAACATGACTGCAAAAGAATTGCGTGCATATGCTAAGAAACATGGTATTGATATTCCTGGCGCTATCCGTGCAAAAGGCGACATCCTAAAATTTATCCGTGAAGCAGAATGAAGTATTGTCAGTTTGACGGATGTACGAACAAGATAGCAAAGGGAATATATTGTACTGAACACAAGCGATCAAGCAAATCACGTAAGAAGAAGCAACAAGCAAAGTCTGTTTATCATCATGAGAACAAACCATTCTATCGAACGCAAGCATGGAAGGATATGCGTCAATTTATTTATGAAAGAGAAGGTGGTCACTGTCAGCGATGCGGTCAGTTTATCTTCGGCAAGAGGGCACATGTCCATCACATTGTACCCATCAAAGACAATGAACTGCTTAAGCTTGATCCAAACAATCTCATGCTTTTATGTTCAAAATGTCATCCAATTGTTGAAAATGAAACGGAAGACAAAAAAGTTTTCCCTTCGTATTTCAATTGAAGCCCCCCTATCCATTTTCAAAATTTTTTCGCGTGGGGAGATAGGGTAGCGGGGAGTCACGCGCATCGTTAGGTCAAATTTTTCAAAAAACAAAGGGGGGTGTATACAAATATGACGACTAAAGTGCAACGTAAAGCGATTGTTGATGAAAAAGTAAGTGCTGAAAAAGCTCGTATTTTAAAAATAATGAATTTATCTGATTTGTACACCATCACTCTTGATCCATTAATCGAATCATATTTGGATATTTTTGAAATTTACCAACACAAATATCTTTTGTGGAAGGAAAAAGGCTTTCCAGAGACGCAAAAATTCACGAATAAATCAGGGGCCACTAATCAATCGAAGCATCCATTGGCGCAGCAAGTAGAAACTTGGGCAGATAAAAAAATGAAAGCTCTAGATTTGTTGGGGCTAACGAATAAGGCTAAAACTGGTAGACAAATAACTGGCGGATCGACTGCAAGAAAAGATGAAGAAATTACACGCCCAGAAGAAAAGCCAGTAGATGAACTAGCAGCGCACAGAAACAAATGGCGTAAGAAGGCAGGTACTGAAAAATGATCGAACCTGGTGTAAATTATGCTGATTTATTTGCAAAAGAAGTAAGAAAGAAACCTAAGAAGTATCCTAAAACCGTTCGTTTAGCAATAGATCGCTGGTATCAGTGGAAAAAAAGAAAAGATATTTGGTTTGATGTAGATCGTGCCAATGAAATGATGGATTGGGTAGAATCATTTATTGTTCATACAAAAGGTGAGATGGTTGGAAAGCCATTCATTTTAGAACCTTGGGAAAAATTTATCTATTCTTGGATTTATGGTTGGGTTAAAGAAAATGAAAAAGGCCAAATTGTACGCGTTACTCGTGAGGCTTATGTCCAGATTCCAAAAAAGAATGGTAAAACATTGATTGCCGTAGGTTCATTAGGCTATGCAATGTATGGAGAAGGTGCTTTGTCAGTCGATTGTTATGCATGCGCTTCTGACTTTGCTCAAGCTCAATATGCTGCCAAACCTTTTGCAGCTACAATATTAAACAATCCAATCCTACTTGAAGGAACTAAAATATTTAAAGGACCAAAGGGAACTGTTTCTAGTATTACTTATGATTATATTCATGAAGATATGGCTTATTCGAATAAATTTATTGTTCAAACGAAGAATATCGATAACATTGAGGGTTCTAATCCATATTTTGTATTGAATGATGAGCTGCATAAGCAAGAGAAAATGGAACAGTATGACAATTTTAAGTCTGCACAAATCTCTTTGCCACAACCATTGATGTTTAATATTTCAACTGCTGGGAAAGGTTCATCGTCTGTTGGAATGCGCGTATATCGTGAAGCAAAAGAAGTGTTGAAACGTGATGATAATGATTCGAACTTTGTTCTAATCTATGAACCAAATAAAAACTATGATTGGACGGATAGAAAAGTTTGGGAAATGTGCAATCCTAACTGGGGAATATCAGTTGATCTTTCCGCCTTGGAGTCAGCGTTTAAAACGGCACAACGTTCAGCACATTCAAAAGCCGAGTTTCTAACGAAGCACTTGGATGTATTTGTAAACGGCGCGGATAATTTCTTTGAACAGGATCAAGTAGAGCCGTGTTTGGTTACTACCCAAGAGCTTGGAAATTTAAGTGGTGAACCTTGTTACATTGGTTTGGATTTATCACGCACACGAGATTTGACCTGTGTGTCTTTAAACTTCCCAACGTGGGATGAAGATGGAAAAGCGGTCCTTAAAGTGAAGCAGCTTTATTTTATTCCCAATGAAGATTTAGAGTTTCGAGAAAAAGAAGATAACGTGCCTTACAGCGATTTAGCTGAACAAGATTTTGTTGAATTTTGCGATGGTAAAATGATTGATCAAGATCAAATCTTGCAGTACATCGAAGACTGCATGGATTTATACGATATACAACAAGTGAATTATGATCCAGCGATGAGCGACAAACTTGTTGAGAAATTGGAGAACTTAGGATTGGAATGCGTTGAGGTTGCCCAATATCCTAAAGTGTTGAACGCTCCTTTTGATGATGTCGAACGGTTGTTTTATGAGAAACGAATTCAATTTGATAATCCATTGTTCCTTTATTGCACCTTGAATGTTGTAGCAATTACCAATATCAACGGACAAAAAGCGCCAAGTAAACGTCAATCAAAGAAAAAGATTGATGGGTTCGTGGCGTTTTTGTGTGGTCATAAGGAAACGATGAATCAGATGACAGATATTGATTCGGATGAATTAGATGATTACCTTAGTTCCATCTATAGATAAATAGAAAGGCGGTGAGAAATATTGAAATTACGTGATCGGTTATCGAATGCAGTCTATTCCTTTATGGAAAAGCGTGGGTACATCGAGGATATGTTTGGCCACTATACGCGTTACGGTCAAAGATATGTAACAGATTCCTCTATCATGGAATCTTCTGATGTTTATGAATTGGTCCAGGATATCTCAAACCAGGTAGCGTTGTCCTCGCCTGTTGTCATAGGTCCAGACGGTAATGAAGTGAAGGACCACCACTTGCTAAAAATTTTGAAGAATCCCAATGATTATTTGACCGGATTCGAATTTGCCAAATTGGAAACAAATACCCTACTGATCAATGGTGAGACATTCCCATTAACAGATCGGGAGCAGCTTCATTTGGCATACGGTGTAACCACTAAAATCAATGAACGACTTCAAGAAGAATTTGAAATGAATGGTCAAAAAATACCTAGTCAAATGATTCGACACATTAAGAACATCGGAACTGATTCATTAAAAGGTGCTGGAATAATTGACCTTGCAAGAAACACTCTGGAAGGCGTTCTGAGCGCTGAAAAAGTTTTGACGGACAAATATACTAAAGGTGGTTTACTCGCGTTCATGCTTAAACTGGACGCCCACATCAATCCAAATAATAGCGCCCAAACGAAAATTGTCAAAGCTATATTGGATCAACTGGAAGGAACGCAAAATGACAGTGATCATTCTGTTAAGATGATTCCTCTGGGAAAAGGATATTCCATCGAGACGTTAAAAAGTCCTGTTGATGACGCGGCTATTTTGAACTATTTAGGTGTTTATAAAAAAGACTTAGGTAAATTTTTAGGAATCAATGTTGATACGTATCAATCGTTGATGAAAACAGACATTGAAAAAGCGATGATGTATCTGCATAACAAAGCAATCAAACCAATATTGAAGAACAAGAGCGAACATTACACCGCTCTTTTTTTTATGCCGAATTCTGGCTATCGGGTGGAATGGAAAATCAACATCTTGGATTTTGTTCCTTACTCAACAAAAACAAATATTGGCTACAACATCGTACGTACTGGGATTACAAGTCCGGATAATGTGGCAGAAATGCTTGGTTTCCCTAAACAGAACACTCCAGAAACACAAGCTATCTATATTTCAAATGACTTATCTAGGATTGGCCAGAAAAATGCAACAGATGATTCCTTACCAACGAATGATCAAAACGTGAAAGGGGGTGATGGAAATGAAAAAGAAGGAAATTCGGACATTTGATATCACCAACTTGAGTACTAGAGATGTTACAGAAAATAATAGTCGAATCGTAACTGGGTATGCTGCTGTGTTCAACAGTCGAACGTTACTTTGGGAAGGCTTAGAAGAAGTAATTTCTCCTGGTGCATTTTCGAAGGCATTATCAAATTCGGACGTCCGATGTCTATTTGATCATGACTGGGGGAAAGTTCTAGGACGAACAAAAAGTGGAACACTTCGGCTTGAAGAAGACGAACGTGGGTTGAAATTTGAAGTTGAGTTACCCAACACAACCGATGCTAATAACCTTATCGAATCTATGAGTCGTGGAGATATTGATCAATGTAGCTTCGGTTTTATTCCAACAGAAGAAACGTGGGATTACAACACCGATCCTGTTTTGCGTACGGTGAATGAAGTGGAATTATTCGAGGTATCTATTGTTTCACTCCCTGCATATGAAGACACAGAAGCAACGCTTGCTAGAAGTAAACAGGAAATTCAGCAAGATATTGCAGCAAGAAAAAAAATGATTCAAACAATTAATGATGCGCTGAGCGCTTAGGAGGAAAAACTAATGAATAAAGAATTGTTGAAAAAATTAAAAGCTCGCAATGAGCAACGATTAACAGAATTACGTGGACGGATTGAATCGGGTGAAGTTCGTGAAGCTGACTTGCCAGCTGTTCAGGAAGAGATCGACGGCTTGATTGAAGAGCTACAAAATATCAAGGATGAATTAGGTACAGATGAACCAGATCCAGAACCAGATCCAGAACCTGAAGCTGGCGAAGGACGTTCTGCTGAACCTGCTGAACCAACTGAACCAACTGATCCTGTTGATCCAGAACCAAACGAAAATCGCGCTGGCATGATTACGCAACAACAACGTGATGGTTTGTTAGGGTCTATTCAAAATGGTTTGAATACTCGTTCCCGTTTAAATAAACAACAGCAAGAACAACAAATCCGAAAAGCATTTGCCAATTTTGTTATTGGTAAAATTTCAGAAACAGAAGCGCGCTCATTGGGAATTGATGCCGGTAATGGTTCAGTAACTGTTCCAGAAGTAATTGCATCAGAAGTGATCACGTATGCGCAAGAAGAGAATTTACTTCGAAAATATGGGACAGTGGTACGAACAGCCGGTGATGTCAAATATCCTTTCTTAGTTAAGAAGGCAGAAGCTAACGTCAATAAGAAAGAACGAACTACCGATATTCCAGAAACGGATATTGAATTTGATGAAATTACTCTTGATCCAGCGGAATTCGATGCGTTGGCTACTGTAACTAAAAAGCTGTTGAAAATGTCTGGTGTTCCTGTCGAAGACATTGTTGTTGAAGAATTAAAAAAAGCCTATGTCCGTAAAGAAATCAATTACATGTTCAATGGTGATGACACGGATAATGAAAACCCTGGCGCGTTAGCGAAAAAATCAGTTAAATTTACTCCAGCAACAGCTGTCGATTTAACCGCAGCTGACGCTGGCCAGAAATTGTACGATGCCTTAATCGAAATGAAAAATACACCAGTTACGGAAGTTATGAAAAAAGGTCGTTTCATTATCAATCGCGCTGCTTTGACTGCTGTTGAAAAAATGAAAACTGCTGATGGTTTTCCTCTATTACGTCCGTTCACACAAGCCGAAGGTGGGATTGGTCATACATTAGTCGGTTATCCAGTTGATTGGACAGATGCAGCAGATAAGAAAGGTGATCCAGATACACCGATTATTTACTTCGGTGATTTCTCAGCATTCAAAATTCAAGAAGTGATCGGCGCCTTAGAAATTCAACGATTGATTGAAAAATTCTCTGGTAAAAATCAAATCGGGTTCCAAATTTACAACTTGCTAGATGGTCAGTTAATTTATTCTCCATTTGAGCCAGCAGTATACCGTTATGAAGTGACGACTACACCCTAAAACGCCCCTGAATCCAACAGGAAAATTTAATGGAGATGGTTCATTGACCGTCTCCTTTGATCCTGTGGAAGGGGCAAAATCGTATTTAACTCATTATGGGGACGCCAACGTTTCTGATCCGAAAAAAGCAATTAAAATGGGATATACTGAGACTTCTTCTTGGACATTAGCAGCTGAAAATGTGCCAGCTTTAAGTGAAGGAGACAAAATTTATATTTATGTTCAGGCATACAACGATTTAGGGGTTGGAGCCGATGAAATTGAAAAAGCACGGTATCTGCATGACGGTGAATTTATCGGATCTGCCTGGAGTATTCCTGTTGTACTGACGAAGTAGGTGGCTTAAATGGATGAGTTGACTAAAAAATTCAAATCGCATATCCATTTTGAAGAGGGCATGGACGATTCTTTGCTCTCTTTTTATTTGGATATGGCAAAAAATTATGTAATGACTGCAACTGGTGGTCAACAAGAGTATCTTATTTTGATGGTTGCGGGCATTGCATATGAATATCGAGTTTCTGAGGACGAACTGGACAAAGCTTTGAGTGCCATTACGCCATTTATCGTGCAAGGAGTGATTCAAAATGCCGAAGCGGCAGACGAATAATCTCAGGTGGAAAGCTGAATTATACGATATTAAAACAGGAACAGACGAAAACGATCGTCCAACTACAGTTTATGAATTTAAGCGTCCAATTTTCTATGAAGAACTTGGTGTGACTTCTCAAGAAAAATATTTGTCACAGCAAGCCAAGTCGGACGTTATCAGACGAATTAAAGTGAGATGGGATAAAACTATCACAGAGAAATTAAGTGCGCTCAAAATTGATTCTGTGACGTATAACATTACTCGTATTTATACGAATCCCGATACAAGAGAAATGGAGTTGAGTTTAGCTTATGTCGATTAGCTTTGATGAATTGAAAACAGCGCTGAAATCAACAAAGTTACCAGTGTTCAGAGACAAGGCAGCTAAAGGGACAGACTTTCCATATATCGTTTATTCGAATGTGAGCAAAAGTAAAAAAATGGCATCTTCAAAAGTTCATCGACGATTACCTTATTACCAAGTTTCGCTCTATACAACAGGGACAGAGCAAGACTTGGAGGCATTAGAAACAGCATTGGAAACTGCTGGTGTTCCATATTCAGACTTAACAGGTATACAAGGTGACGAGAATGACGATACAGTGACTAACTATTACACATATGTGAGGTGCGTGGAAAATGCCAAGTAATAAGAATGGATTTTCGGAGATGGCTGATTATTTGGGTAATCTTTCGCGAGTTGATCCAAAAAAATTATCGTTGGAATCCTTAGAAGAAGCAGCTAACTTTTATCTAAAGCAGTTGCTTCCCAATATTCCTAAGTCCTTGCTTAAGAAAAAACATATGAGCGAACAAATAAAAGTTGTTGTTGAAGAAGATCGAGTGAAGGTCCAGTTTGAAGAGACTGCTTTTTATTGGCGCTTTGCCGAGAATGGCACAACAAATCAACGTGCCCAACATTTTGCAAGTGGTACGTATGAACAAAATAAAGAAAAAATTGAAGAAATTATGACGAAAAAAATACTTGATTTATGGGAAGGATGATTTTAATTGGGAAAACAAGATGTTTATTATTTTGAAGGTATCGATGACATTTTAATCTCAATGATGGCAACACCGGATTCTGTTGGAACTGCTCCGACTTATAGCGAAGTTGTTCGGTTACCTATCGCCACAAAAATTGGTATCAAAGGTAATGGTACAGCGTTGGAAAAATGGGCATCAAGCAAAATGTTCCGACGCGTGTCCCGAGAAACAAAACACGAAATTGCGTTGGATCACGTAGGTATTCCAATTGCGGTAATGGATGAAATCAAAGGATTGATCGCTAAAAGCGGAGTAACGTTTAGCAAAAATACCGCGCGAGAATTTCCATACTTTGCTTTCGGTTTCATTGGAAATATTGAAAATGGTGGTAAAAAAGCAGTGTGGTACCCAAGCACACAACTATCCAATGTGATTGACGAAGAGTATGCCACTGCAGAGGAAGAAACAAAAATTGACGATGTAACTGCAAATCTGGTTTCCATCGGACTGAAATACAATAATGTGATGTATGCAAGTTTTGATTCGAATCGTGAAGAAGCGACAATGGATCTATTTGAAAAATTCATTGCACAACCAGTTTATGATGAAAGTCAGTGGGAAGCTATAGCTGCAGATACGACACCGCCAGATGGAGGTGGCAATTAATGGCCAGACTTGCTGATTATGGGATTCACGTTGAAGACTTAAAAAATTCTGCTGTTGTCACTATTCAAGGCGCAGAATTCCCTATCTCATTTACTATGCAAACGATGGAATTTATAGCAGATGTGTATGGTGGAGATTATTCGCAATTTGAATCTGATATGAACGCCATGCTATCTAAAAAAGAAGGACAAATTTCTTCTGCTAACTTATCGCCTAGTGACCTAAAAATCATGCGCGCCTTAATTTATGCCTTGCTGCGTACTGGTGGTTTAGATGAAGATCCAGAAACTATTTTCAAATTTTTGGGAATGAGTGGAGAGGTGTTGTCTGCTTATAGTACCTGTATGGAAATTTTTGCTAGCCAGACATTTCAGGTAGAAGACCTAAAAAAATCCAAGAAGCCACAAGACTTTCAAAAAACGCAAGCAAAAAGAAAGGTAAACAAAAAGAATCGGAAGAGATAGGAACTCCTTGGAGTTTTTATATTTACGTTGCTCTCACTCTATTGAATTGGAGTGAGAGTTTCTTTTTGAAGTCTACACCTAACTTGTGGCTCAAATCTTATTTACAGTGGTTACAACAAAACACCGATTTTGAACCACCTCAATCTGTAACTATGGATAAATCGCCTTGGTGGTAGAAAGGAGCGCTAAGATAAATGGCTGGTAAAGAATCTGATGTCGTTCTTAATTTTAAAACGAATGGCGAAGTCAGTTATTCGAAAACAATCAAAGAAATCAACAAAGAAATGAACTTAGCCGCTGCCGAGTACAAAAACCAAGTGTCTGCGATGGACAAGGATGCAACTCAAACAGAAAAATTGCGAGCGGCTAAACAAAAGTTAGAAAAACAACTGGGGTTAGCTGAACAACGATCTCAAATGTTGAGAGAAGAATATGAAAAATCTGTCAAAGAGACAGGCGAATATTCTGCTGAATCAGAAAAATTATACAAGCAATTGCTTAATTCGGAAACTGGAGAAAATAAGCTTCGTACAGCATTGGAACAGACAAACGATGCATTAAAAGAACAAGGTGATGTTTCTGTAGATACAGCGAAAAAGCTTCAAAAAATAGAAGAAGCCGGGGAAAAGATAAAAGGCGTTGGTGAAAAAATGTCTGTCGGTGTGACGGCGCCGATTGTAGCAGCAGGTGCAGCTGGTCTTGCCGCATTTGGTGAAGTAGACGAAGCTCTCGATACTATCATCACTAAAACAGGAGCGACAGGCGAGCAAGCAGATAGGCTTTCTCAATCCTTCAAAAATGTTGGTTCGAATACTCATTTACCATTGCAAACTGTTGGTGAAGCAATCGGCGAAGTCAATACCCAGTTCGGCTTTATGGGCAAGCAATTGGAAGATTCAACCAATTATCTCCTGCAGTATGCTGAAATCAATGATACAGATGTTTCTCAGTCAGCAATAGCCGCTCGTCAAGTTATCGATGCTTATGGACTAGAGTACGAAGATTTAAACTCGGTTCTCGATGTAACAACAAAAACATCGCAAAACACTGGTCAATCTGTAGATGACTTGATGAAAAAAGCAATTGATGGCGCACCTCAAATTAAACAACTAGGATTGAGCTTCGGAGAAGGAGTCACTTTGCTTGGACAATTTGAACAAAGCGGTGTTGACTCAAGTGCAGCTTTGAGTAGTTTATCTAAAGCGACAGTAGCTTATGCAAAAGATGGAAAATCTCTAAGCCAGGGTCTTGGAGAATTGCAAGACAAGGTGAAAAATGCAGGTTCAGAAACAGAAGCTATTAATGCAGCAGCGGAAGTATTTGGGACTAAAGGTGGTCCTAGAATGGCAGATGCGATTCGTCGAGGTACGTTAAACTTAGAAGATTTAGCAAAAACAGCGGGAGAAAGTGGCGGTTCTGTCGGCGATACTTTCGATGCAACACTTGATCCTATTGATCAGGCTGACCAAGCGATGAACAATGCAAAACTCGCAATGGCCGACGTAGGCGAAGCAGTTCAAGTCAGCCTTTTGCCATTTTTTGAAAAAGCAACTTCTATGTTACAAGAATTTTCGAGATGGTGGGGGTCGTTAGATCAAGATACACAGAATTGGATTATAACAATTGCAGGCATTGCAGCTGCAGTCGGACCAGTACTAGTTGTTCTTGGAACATTGATGGGATCAGTGACAAAGATTGTCGGTGGTATTAAAAGTTTCATTGGAATTTGGCAAGCAATGGCTGGGTTTTTAGCGGCTAATCCATTCGTTTTAGTGATTGCAGGCATCGCAGTATTAATCACTGGTTTTGTTTTAGCATATAACAAAGTCAAATGGTTTCGTGATGGCGTGAATACTTTTATAAAAATGTTGGTAGATTCATGGGTCCAGCAATTCAATTTTCTGGTTGGATTTGTTAGTAATGTTTTTGGTGGAATCGTAGCTAACTTTGAAAACTTCTTTAATGCAGGGAAACGAATCTTTAACGGATTGATTGATTTTATAGGTGGTGTTTTTACTGGCAATTGGTCAAGAGCTTGGCAAGGGTTAGTTGATATTTTTGGAGGTATTTTCGATGGTATTGTTGCTGTGGGGAAAGCTCCTATTAATGCCATGATTGGATTGATTAATGGATTTATTGGTGGATTGAATAATATCAAGATACCAAAATGGGTTCCTGGTATAGGAGGGAAATCATTCTCTATATCAAAAATCCCTTATCTAGCACAAGGTGGTCATCTGATCAATGGGCAAGCAATCGTTGGTGAAGCTGGCCCTGAATTACTGACTGCTAAGAATGGAAAAACCACAGTTACTCCATTATCAGACGAAGAAAAACGCAACGGAATCGGTGGAAGAGTTTCCGGAGGTAGCATTGAACAGCATATACACATTGGCAAAGTCGATGCAAACAATCCATCTGAGTTAGATCGTATGAATCGTAAATTTGCCAAAGCAAACCAACAGGCTATTTATGATTTGGGAGGTGTTCCTGTTTGAGTCGACAATTTATGAATCCAGATGAACCAAATTTTATTTGGAAAAATCGGAACGCAGTAATTGATATGGATTGCATCATTGAGGCAGAGCTTCCAGATATTATGCCGAACAAACGATACGAAACTTACACGATTCAGGGCCGAAGCGGAGAATTGACTGAGACGTTTGATGATTATGAACCTTTTGATTTGGAAATAGAAGGGATCACTATCCCACATTCCAAACTGAGGGAAGTCAAACGATGGCTCACTGGTAAAAGCCAATTAATCACTCATAATGATCCAGACAAGTATCTAGATGCTATCTGCAGCATGGATAAAGAAGTCCCGTTCGAAAACGAGTGGGGCTTCTTTTATACATTCGATGTTACTTTTCGTTGTCAGCCATTAAAAAAGAAATTGAACGAACAACCGATAATTATCACAGAATCAAGAGAAGATATTTTCGATCCTGGAGACGAAGTAGCAAAACCCTATTTTGAAATTGTGTCCGAAGGAGGTCATTTGTCGCTAACGATTGGTACAAAAACTTTGCTTGTAGAGAATACACTAGCCGGGGTCGTGAAGATAGATACTGAGCTAGGAAAGGCAGTTCAAGAAGACGACCCATTGTTTACTCGCGGAGATTGGCCAACGCTTAACCCTGGTAAAAATCAATTAATCATATCTGGAAAATACAAAGAAATAAAAGTCTGGAATAGGAGTGTGTATCTGTGACGCAAGAATTTATTTATGCTTATAAAAAAATGCCAGATGATTTGAGCGTTAACGGAGCGTCGTTAGTTGACTGGGAAGATTTGCCAGAAATCAATCGTGTGTTGAATGGCCAATATCGTTTTTATGGTAACTATTCAAGAGGCGGACAGTATCGCTCTTATTTAAAAAAAGGAAATTTTATAAAAGCGAAGGTACCAGATGGTTCTTGGCAATACTTCGAAATTTACAATATCAAAAAGAATTTGACCTCCGTTTCTGTGACAGCCAGACATATTGGTTTTATGGCCAATAAAAACTTTATCGTTAAGTCATTCACGGATAACGGCAACGGTTCTCAGATCATGACAAATCTTAAAAACAGTTTGGCATTTGATCAAAAATTCAACTATCTTTCGAATGTAGGTACAACGCACCAATTTACAGCAAGACAAGTCGCACCAGTTGAAGCGATTATCGGCTCAAATAACGGTAATCAAAATTTGACTGGCGTGACTAGTGCTGAACTTGATATGGATAACTATGATTTGAAACTGGTAAAACAGATTGGATCAGATAATGGTTTTCGGATCGATTTTGGTATCAATTTAGAAGCAATCGAAGAAGAAATTGACGAAGAATCCATTGTGAACAGTCTGTATTTGATTGGCGGAGTTCCTGATAACGATTATGACGAAGACAAAGAGCCTATTGAATATGGATATTTAGAAACTGATGGTGTGACTAACGAAAACAGACGCATTGGAAAACGGGAAAATGGCGACTGCAAAACAGTTGATGAATTGATTAAATGGGGTAAAACCTTATTTGATAATGATCGTATTCACGAACCAAAAGCAACTCACACAGTTAGTATGGTCGCGCTAGAGCATACGCTCGAATACGGTGACATGTATCAAGAGTTAGCATCTTTACATCTTGGTGATGTCGCTCATGTGAGGGCGAAAGAGCTAGATATCGAGATAAAAGAGCGCATGGTCGAATACACTTATTTCCCGACACTCGGAAAATACAAAGATTTTGTTTTGGGTAATGACTTATCTCTTTATACCTCGACAGTAAACACGCAGACGCAAGAACTAAAAAAGAAAATCGACAACCGAACTGAAACATTAGTTCAAAATGTGTTGAATGCAACGGCGTGGATCACTGGGAATTCTGGTGGACATGTCGTTTTTCGTCCAGAAAAAGCTCCATCAGAGATTCTTATCATGGATACTGATACAGCAGCAACAGCAAAGCGTGTGTGGCGGTGGAATTTGAATGGGCTGGGTTATTCCGAGAACGGAGTAAATGGGCCCTTTGGTATCGCAATGACATCAAAAGGCGAAATTGTAGCTGATTTTATTAAAGTCGGAATCATTAATGCCGAAGTTCTTGAAAGCTCAATTAATGAATTGGGTGACGTGCTAAAAATTGTTAAAGGAACATTGCAGATTTGGAACGAAAATAAAAAAATCATGGAACTCACAAAAAAGGGGATGGAGTTCTGGAATACTAAGGAATCAATCGGGACTATTGGTACTACAGATTCTGCAGGTAATCCTTTTCCGGACGCATCTACCCCTACACCACTAGAAGACAATTCATTGGTAATACGTACAAATGGCGACGGAAAGTATATTTTGATTTCCCCAGCAGCAGGAAAGGGATTTGTCCTTTTAGGAAACGGAAAAGCAACTTATTTTGGTGACTTGGACGTTCAAGGAACTTTTACGGTGAAAGGGAAAGAAATTGATGGTGGTAACTCAGGCGGAAATGACAACGGCTGGAATGGCCAATATCCACCAGAAGTTACCAGTGACCGTGACAAACGTTATTGGCAAATTTGGGCTATGGCTTTGGGTGCTGGCTTTAGTAAGCAAGCCGCTGCCGCTTTATTAGGGAATGCACAAGGTGAATCTGATGCCAACCCAACAGCCGATGAAGGTAATGGCGCGCCAGGTTTCGGTTACGGCGTTTGGCAGTGGACTGATAGCACAGGCGCGAACAGTGGACGTGTCTACATGATTAATTTGATGACTAAAGCTGGAATTAGCGACAATCCAGATACGATTACCGCACAGTTTAAACTTTTGATGTGGCATGCACCAAACGGACAGTGGATTGCGACCAGCGCTTATCCTTATTCGTGGACACAGTTTATGACGTTGACCGATATCAACACAGCAGCGCAAGCATTCGTGGCTAACTTTGAACGTCCACGCGATCCACATCCAGAACGAACAACGTGGTCACAAGAATGGTATGACAAGTTCAAAGATTTGGAAATTCCTGTATCAAAAGGATATGTGAAGCCGATTGCGGATCCAATCACAGTGACGAGTGAATTTGGCTGGCGCACTTCTCCAATTACAGGAGCACAAGAATTTCATAACGGTATCGACCTTGTGAATGGGAACCCCAATACACCTATTTTTGCATCAGCAGATGGGGAAGTCATTGTTGCAGGTGATGCAAACTACTTTGATTGGTACGGAAATTGGACAGTAATCAAACACGCCGATGGCATGTATACAGGATACGCGCATCAAAGCCGAGTAGACGTTTCGAAAGGTCAGAAGGTAACTGCTAGTCAGCAAATTGGCTTGATGGGCACTACTGGTCCATCAACGGGGGAACATTTACATTTTCAATTTATGGATGAGTTTTATCCATCATCGGCAGCGCATTTTCATAATGCAAGAGATTATATTAGTTTTTAATAAGGAGGTAAGAAAGTGCCTAAACATAAAATGATTTTGAGTACGACAGAGCCAAATAATAATATTCCGCTTATTCGTATTATTCAAGATGATAAAAATAGCCAAATTTTCGAGGCTGAAATAGTTGAAGAAGGACAACTTTTAGATTTTGATAGTAAAGTTGTCTTTTTCAATGCGCAAATCGGCCCTTACAAAGTAAGAGATAAAGTTGAAACTGTTTATTATGACAGTAGCCGAGTGTCGTACACACTGATCGATGCGTTTCTACAAAAGGTCGGTGAATTTGAAGCATGGTTCAGTTTCGCCGACAGCGAAGAACCGGAATCTGATTTATTTAGTACGATGCGCTTCAATTATCGAGTTCTTCCTGGTATTCGCAAAAACATTTGGGAAGGAAATTACTTTTGGGATTTGCAAGAGTTGGTCGAGTACTATAAGAGGTACAAATCTTTGATTTCAAGCATCGTGGAAAACAAAGATTTCAGTGGATTGATCGATGAACTTTCAGAAATCGATGGACGTACGAATCAACTAGATAATTTTGCGACAGCTTCAAAGACGGATGCAGAACAGGGAATCGCTACAAATAAATTTATGACCCCTCAACGCGTAACACAGCAAACTGATGCACGATTAGCAACCGATGAGGAAGCAAAGCTTGGAGTTAATAATACAAAGTTAATGACCCCAGAAACTGCCAAGAATTTTTACGATTCAAATAAAGTGACAAAACATTTTGCTACAGGTGACTTGTCAGAAGTGAAGTACGGCAATATTTATCTAGCACGCATGGGAGATATTGTGATTATGCACGGAGCCATGACAACCTTAGACGATGCAGTAGAAAAAAATAATAATACCTTTACACCACTTGTTATTCCTGACGGATTCAAGCCAACAGTAGAAACAGCAGTGCAAAATTATGTGCCGGCGATGTTCAATGTATATTTTGGCCGTGCTAAAGTCGATGGTTCGCTTGAATTGAAAGTCGCAATGGATGGCAGTCATTATCACAATATTGAATCATCATGGACAACGGCTGATGAATTTCCCAGATGAGGCCGGGGAGACGTTGCCTCGGCTGTATTTCGTGAAAGCACTAGAACAACTAAAAGAAAATTTAAATCCTAGTGCTTTTAATTTAGGTATTGTAACAGACTCGCATTTTGATGAAGGGACATGGCGAACTCAAGCTTTCCGTTCATTGAAAAATTTGAATAATATTCTGTACATTCAAAATGATTTAGATGCTATCGCTGCTTTAGGCGACAACGTGGATAGCGAACACAAAGACAAATCAGTGAATATTCGAAATTTAGAGCGTTACTGTGAGCGATTCTCGCAAGGTAATAATTCAAATAAATTTATCATACGTGGTAATCATGACGAGGGTTCAGCTGTATGGGATCCCTCAAACGAAGGGAATAAGGTGCTGTTAGAAAACATTTTGACCGGAGAAGAGCAACAAGAAATTTTTGATCAGTATCTAAGTCGAGAAGGGAAAAACTACAACCATGAAGGACAATATCACTATAAAGATTTTCCAGATAAAAAAGTACGGCTTGTGCTTATTGATACCCTAGATAATCCGTTGACTAAAAATATAAATGGAACACTTAAATATGTGGATCAATGGCATTATGGAATTCAAGAAACTCAATTAAAATGGATAGCAGAACAAGCGCTAGGAACATTGCCGGAAGATTATCATGTATTATTTACTTCGCACGTTCCGATTATGCCTGAAACAGTTACAACAGATCCGATTGTTAATGGTAACTTATTAAAGCAATTGATAAAAGCTTTCATCGAGAAGAAGGAAATTCAACTTACATCTAATGTAGAAGATTTTTCTGTCAATTTTTCGGTAGACTTCTCCAGCCGTGCAGAAAGTCTTTTAGTTGGATTTTTTGCAGGACATCGACATGCAGAATACTTCTATGCTGCTGATGAAATGGATGGCTTTTATTCTACTGTTTTGGATTGTGCGTTTGTTCGTGATGATGCCACTATCGGAACTGTTGAAGAAGATGCCTTTGTCGTTCTAGAACTCGATACAGAAAAGCGCAGAGTCAAATTGCATGGATTTGGACGAGCTACTGATCGAGAATATACTTATTAGGAGGGAGCGTATGAATAGGAAGACAGGAGAAATTGTAGTACCGACAGAACCAGCCAGTCATGCTACAAAAATCACTGGATTTACGTTTAAGTCTTATGACAAGAGCGCTGGTGCATTACAGTTTCAAATTAAAAATCAAGACGGAAGTCCTACCGATTTAATCGATGCGACTGTTCGTCTTTTTATGTACATCTATCAAGGAGAAGAGAAAAAAGAATTTCCTATTTTTGATAACCAAATCATTACTGATAGCTATATGCAAGGTATTGTAAAATACCCGATTCCTGACATGTTACTTTCTTACGAAGGTAAAGTTGATGCGAATGTTTACATCGATTTTCCAGACGGCAGTCACACTGACAATTTAGGCTTTACATTCAATATCGAGAAATCAGTGATTGATGGCGATGTTCAATTAAATGGAGAATATTATTTAAAAGATTTCAAGCAATTACTCGATGGTGTACAACAAGAAGCGGACGAGGCAGTGGCAAAAGCTTTAGAAGGACTTGATCAAACCGTCAATGATGCCAAAGCAGATGTAGATAAATTTGTGCAAGAAGCAACAGGAACAGTTAACCAAACAATGGAAGACCTCAATGAAAAATTAAAAACGACTCAAGATCAAGTAGTAAAAGTCTCACAGACGGCAGAAACTATTCAAACGGATTTAGCTACTGTACAAGGTGAGCTTTCAGAGGCAGAAAAATATTTTGTTAAGCAAGAAACCCTTGAAAAAGGATCGATGATTTTCAAAGATACAATGCTAACTACTCAGGACTGGAATGACATAACAGAAAGCGGCATTTATTATTGTGCAGCTGCAACTGGTGAAAATATGCCTTACAGCGGTAAACTATACGGCTTTTTGACTGTCTACAATGAATTAGCGGTGATTATACAGAAGTATGAGTTCCAAGGCGCTGTATATATGAGAACTTTTGCCGGAAACCCTGCAACGTGGGGGAGTTGGCTTAAATTTGTAACTTCTAAAGAGATGAAAGAAACGTTAGAAGTGGAAATAAGCAAAGCAAAAAAAGATATCTATTCGTTGGGCGAGTGGAAAATATTGACATTGGCGAGTGGCTATAAAGGTGCGGAAGGAACAACTCCAAAATATAGAATTAACACGGTAAATGGGCGCCATAATGTAGTTTTTAATGGTGCTATTACTACCACAACTGAAACATTGCCAAGTCAAGGCCAACAGCACGTAATTGCAGTGTTACCTGATGAACTTATTCCCACTATTACAAAAATGGGGGTAGGTGCGACGGGTCTTTTTACAACAACGTGTAGAATAGCTGTTGCGACTAATGGAAATTTGTATATAGGAAATGATAGCGGTAAGGATGTTAAATACTGTTATTTAGATTTATTTCAATACTGGTTAGATTAATATTAGCGTACTCAAAGTAGCTTGTTTTTTAATACAAGAAAAGTTGGTGAATCATGGAAAAATTATTAGGATCGTTACTCTCAAACCCCGAACAAATCAGCTTCGCTGTTTTGTTTGTGGGTTTATTTATTTGGGTAATGCAGCAGAACAACGCACGAGAAAAAAGATATCAAAGTACTATTGATAAATTGACAAATGCATTGGGCGATGTGGAAGCAATCAAAAGCACTGTGGAGAAAATCCACGAAAAACTACAGTAGGAGGTGAAAGAAATGAAAAACATTAACTGGAAAGTACGAATGAAGAATAAATCATTTTGGCTGGCGATTGTGTCAGCAGGGCTATTACTATCACAAGTTATCGCCGTTCCATTCGGCTATAAATTTGAAATTGACGTAATCAATAAACAATTGCTAGATATTGTCAATGCAGCATTTGCATTTCTATCTATTCTAGGTGTTGTGACTGATCCAACAACTAGAGGTGTGTCTGACAGTGAACAAGCAATGACTTATAAAAAACCGAAAATTGACCCACTTCCGGATTATGGTGATGGTCAGGAATTTACAGAACGAAAGGATGTTAAATAATGAGTAAAGAAAATATGATTAAATGGATGCAGGCTCGCAAAGGAAAAGTCACTTATGATATGTACCATCGGCTTGGACCTAATTCTTACGATTGCAGTTCTGCAGTTTTTTACTCAATGATCGCTGGAGGTTTTTTACCGTCTGGATCAATGGGAAATACTGAAACCCTCTTCGGTATGGTTGGGACGAAACTGAAAAAAATTAGTCGTTCGGAAGTAAAACGAGGAGATATCTTTATTTCGGGTACTCCTGGAGGGTCAGATGGATCGGCTGGTCATACAGGCATTTTTCTAAGTAATGGATCATTTATCCACTGCTCTCATACGCATAACGGAATCGCGGTTGACACTAACGATGCTTATATGAGTACACGATTGCAACACAATTTCTATCGTATTATCGATGGCGGAACTGCTAACACAGACAATAAACCACAGATGATCCAATTGGCTCTTGATGGTCAGTTTGGCAATGCAACTGCTAGACGTCTGCAAGAATACTTTGACACAGCTGGCAAAGACGGAGTAATCAGTCATCAATTCAAACAAACATTTAATCAAAATATTTACGCTGCTCAATTTGACAATACGTTGACTGGGTCGAATGTCATCAGAGCTTTACAAGGTTTCTTAGGCATTGCTCAAGACGGATTGTGTGGGCAAGGTACAATCAAAGCATTACAAAGACATTTAGGCACCACGCAAGACGGAGGAGTAATCAGTCCTGTATCTAATGCAGTGAAAGAATTACAGCGGCGGTTAAATGCGAATAAACTATAA